ACGCCAACGGTACCACGATCACCACCGGCCGAGCGAGCGTACAACCACGATAGTCCCCGATGTGGCCCGGCGTTGCCCCTGCCCCGCCGGGCTGAAGGGGATCCCATCGCTCCCGCTGACACACCTCGCTTCGGGGCGGCTGGCACACCGCGACTGTTAGAGATCCCACGGTCCGTCCCGACCCGCGCCGGGATTCGGCAAAAAGCCTCGCAGACGCGACTCGGCGCACCCGTTTTCATACTGATCCACCATGATCGAAGCACTCCCAGACGACGTCGTCTTCCTCGGCGGCGTCGCCATTGTGTCGCTCTTGCTACTCGCTCGGCTCTACGTTGGCGAGCACCTCTTCAACGACCGGGCCCGTTTCTGGGGCCCGCTCCGGCGACACGCCATCCCGCTCTTGCACCGACTGTTTCAACGTCACGACGAGGACCTCTACGCCGAGACCGAGATCGGCACCGACCAGGTCGTCGATATCGTCGACCGGTCACCGGAGGCTGTCCTCGAGGACCTCGCCGAGGTCGGCTACGAACCCCAGCCGCTGGCGTCACTCGCGACGGACTGGCTCGGTCGACCGGAGGTAGCCAGTTGGGCGCGCTACGAGGGCCCGGCGCCGTTCCAGGGTGCGCCGCACTTCCTCCGCCCGCGCCAGGTCCACGTTCGGCTGTTCGAGACTGACGAGGGCACCATGATCACCGCCCACGAGGAGGCGACGTCGTGGCGTCCGGACCAGTGGCGCGATCACTACCGCGGTGAGACGCTTGACGTCGAAACTGGCGTCGTCATGGTCGCGTTCGACCTCGATCTCTATCACGTCATCGAGGAACACGCCGATCCTATCGAGAGCTGAGAGATGCCATGTCTGTCAAACCAAACACCGACGATCCGCTGGAGCGCGCAAAGATCGAACTCATCTGCCTGGGGAGGACGCTGATGCCACACGAAGATAACGACGCCATTCCGAAGATCATCGCGTTGATCCTTGTCGGCCTCTGGTCGGCGATCACGCTTGCTCTCACGCTCGAGGGAGTAGATGCCGTTGCGCCGCCGTACTACGGTTTGTTCTCGGCGCTCGTGTTCCTCCTGGTCGGCCGGCTCTGGAACATCGAAGTTGAGCGACTCCTCCCTACGAGCAAGTAATCATGTGGGCCTGCTCGCTCGAGCTCGTCGACGACTGTGCTGGCCGCGGACTGTTCGCGGCGCCGGACGAGTACCACGGCGAACCGGCGTGTCGATCGTGCATCGAGGCCGTCGGGCCCGCAGCGGGACAGGGCTACGACGACTTCCCGGCGACGACATCGTTCCCGATCACTGATTGAACCATGTCCGACGAGCCTCTCGAGCGCGGAGAAGACATCAAAGTGTACGAGGAGGGCGGCTGGCTCATCTACTGGGACGGCGTCGAGGGCAGCTGGCTCCGGATGCGAAACGCGTTAGACTTGGAGTACTGGCGGTAATTTTCATGCAATTCAACAGAACACTCCTGAACCGACTCGTCGCATACCTGTCTCGGGAGACACACCACCGTTTCCGCTGTTTCGGCTGTAAGCGCGACGTCCTCGTCCCCGATCGCTTCCTTGAGGACGCTCGTCGAAACGGCTGCGACCACTGCGGGGAGACGCTGATCCCACACGACCAGTCAACTGGACTCTGCTGTCCCGGCTGCCCCGCAGAACTCTACAGCCAGGGAACGGTCTGCTGCGATCGCCAAGAAGACGTCTACGGCTACCGCTGTGAGTACTGCGGGACCGAGTCGGACTGGCACTTTGGCGCCGCGCCAGTACCAATCCGGATCGAGCGCGATCTCGAGGACCTTGAGGATCCTCCACCACTCACGGGCATATCATGACCTACCAGTACAACTGTGACGGATTCTGCAACCGCGATACGATCTATAGCGGTCGCCCAGCACTTACCGCTGAGTTCAACGAGGAGTGGTACAAGAGCTCTCGGATCGGCGGCCAACTCCACGAACACGAGTACGACGCCGGCGACCTGATCACGCTCTGCCCGGAGTGCACTCGCCGGCTTCTGATCGAGTCCCCATGACAGATTCGAGAGACCGCCATCGTGAACGCACGCACAGCGAGCGCGGCGGTCGACGCTGTCCCGGCTGTGGCCGCTCATTTGATACAGCCACTCGAGTGGACGTCCACCATCGCGACCAGGACGAACGAAACGGCTATCCGGCGAACCTCCGGAAGCGCTGCAAGAAGTGCCATCTCGAGGGCGAACACGATCGCCCCGACGACGTCGACTCCCCGAAGACCCCGTCCGGCCTCTCTCGACGAGGACCTCGCGGCGTGAGACGGAGCGGTCCACGCCGCTGACTCACCACTGACACTCCACCCCGCAACGAATCACCAATGACAGACAACGAAGCCGAAGAGTACGAGATCTCGAGCGAGCCACCTCGAGATGAGAGTGGCCATGCGATCCATCCGGAACGAGGCCACCGTATCTGCGGCGCCGTCAAGTCGGACCGGACGACCCCGACCGAGCACGGCCGCGAACGCGACGACTACGAGTACTGCCTGCTGGCGGCCGGCTGGGGTAAGGACCGATCCATCGGACCCTGCAGTAAACATCCAGTGACCGGGGAGCAGTGGGGCGAGTCCAACCCAAACCACGAGCACGGTGGCTACTCCGAGTTCCAGGACTTCATGCAGGAGGGGTTGACCGAGGACGAGGCCGCGGCAATCGAGGCGCTGGACCTCGAGGAGCACGGCGACGACTTCGCGGCGGACGTCGTCAAGGAAGCGTACGCGAAGTACCTTCGGACGGCTGACGATCGCTTCCTCCGCGAGGCCCGTCAGTGGGCCGCGGACTTCGGCGTGATCGAGAAGCCCGCCGACAAGCTCGAGGCGACGGTCGATGCCGATGTCGACCAGACGACCACGCAGGAACTCGGCGAGGACGAGAAAGAGATCGCTCGAGAGCTGATCCGGCAGAAACAGCAGCACTCTGCAGGAGGCGACGATACCGATGAGTAGCCTCCTCGACGCCGACGACGTCGACGGCAGCGCCGAGCAACTCCTCGAGCTCGTCTCCGACCCGGAGACCAAACGTGATCTCCTCAACCCGTTCGAGACGGGCGACTGGATCACGTACGCGAACGAGCTCACTCGGAACTACATGGCCGAGGAGATGGAGGACGACCAGTACTACCTCCTCGGCGACCATCACGAGCGCTGGCTCGAGGGCTTCGATGGCGGCGATCGCGTCCTGCTCTGTCATCGCGACGGGCTGAAGACGACGATCACGCTGGCGTACCTCATCGCCTCGCTCGAGTACAAGGACGGCTTCCGAGCGGTCTGGGCGATGAACAACCAGGGCTCGGTCAAGAAGAAAGCCGACACCGAGTTCTGGAAGTTCGTCGAACGCAACGAGTGGCTGACGAACCTGAACGGGCCGCGAAAGAAGGACACGATCGAGGCGAAGGAGTGGGCCCACGGTTCGATGCTCAACGCCGGCTGGCTCTTCGGCGGGATCGAGGGCGATCGCGCCCACCTACTCGTTCTGGACGACATCATCAAGGAGAAGGGAGACGGGGACACCGAGGACGTTCTCGACTGGATCCAGGCCGTCTCCGTCCCGATGGTCAAGGAGGGTGGTCGGACCGTCATGATCGGGACCCGGAAGCGACCGGCCGATATCTACAACGACTATCGGTCGCTCGAGGGCTACGAGTTCGACGAGTATCCCGCGATCCTCGACTTCTGGGATCAGCAGTTCGGCGCCGACGACGATTGGCAGGATCGCCGGCCTGATCCCGAGCTCTACACCGAGGTCGCTGATCCGTGGAACGAAGGCGAGACACTCCAGGTACTCTGGCCCGAGGCTCGAGGCCCACAGTGGCTCGAGAACAAACGGTCGCAGATGGCCGACCACCGCTTCTGGCGAGAGTACTGCCTCGTCATCATGGGCTCGAGCGGGAACCTGATCGAGGCGACCGACGTTCGGAAGCCGGCCGCGGAGGGCGGCTGCTCGATCGACGATCGTGACCCGCCGCCGAAGTACCGCGCTGGTCCGGGCGAGGCGATCATCCTGGGCCACGACCCAGCGAACTCGCCGACCGGCGACGACGCTGCCTTCTCGGTCTGGCTCCTGCAGCGCGACGGTCGACGTCGTCTTCTGGACGCCCACGCCGAGGCGGGGATGAAACCCAGCGAGGTGAAGAACCAACTCCTCGAGTTCGACCGGCGGTACGACCCCGCGCTGATCGTGATCGAGGATAACGGGATGCAGTCCTACGTCGCCGAGGACGCGATCGAGTTCGACGCCCAACTGGCCGCGAAGGTGACCGGGCTGACGACATCCGGGCAGAAACACAGCTGGGAGAACGGCATCCCGCGCATCCGGACGCTCGTCGATAACGGCTACATCCTCTTCCACCGCGGCCACCGGCCGACCGAGGACTTCATCACCGCGATGCAGTCCCTCGAGCGTCGCGACGGGAAGCTCCACGGTCACACGCCGGACCTCATCGCGTCGTGGTACATGGCCGAGAAGGGGTTCCGGAAACTCGAGTCGATGGGCGCGCTCGACGACGTCGACGATCGCGACGCCGGCGACGAAGATGAGGGCGGCTCGGACGGTGGCAGCGGCGTCAGTTACCTCTAACTCACCAGACAAAACATGAAGGGAGATAATACCGAAGACAGTCAGACCAAGAGCATCGACACCGACCAACTCATTGATCGACTCGATGAACTGGGTAATGTAGCCGAAGAACTCGAGGATATCAACCACGCGATCCGGGACCTCACAGACCGGGTTGAACGCGTTGAAGACGAAGCTGGGATCGATCACCAGCAACGAGCTCGACGTGAGCTGGCGAAAGAGACAGCGAACTCGATTGGCGAACAGCTTCTTCCATCGGAACCAGATGAGCCGCCGACTATCAGTATTCGGAACACACTCTACTCGAGCGATTTCACCCTGATTGGCCGGGACTGGGACACATTCGAACTCGAGGGTGTTGAGAGCGAGCCGGACATCCATCTCAAGCTGACCCAGCCACGAACTGACGATGAGTAGCTTTCAGTACCTCGGCATGGACATGGATGTCTGGGACTTCCAAGACTACGGCAATTTCCTGATGGTTATTGGAAAGGTTGACGACCGGGTTGTCTCGTTCGAATGCCGGCACGGCCCAAATTTCCTTGACGGACTCCCCACACCGAGGAGGGTTCGGTAGCGATGAGTAACTCCGAAGACG